CCAAGACGCGATGGAGTGGTAATTCGGAGTACAGTGGCAGCTATACCAGAAGCGGATCAGAAAGATTCGACTGTGGAAGTATATGGCTGTATCACTGAAGACATGCCATTGGTAGTCCCCGATAAGAACATCGCGAACCTGGAGTCAGCTGTCATAGACAGAATGGCATGCACAGCTCCGCCAGAGGAGAAGTACGAGAACGATATGTTTGAGTACTGCAGTAAGCTGATCGACAAGCTAGACGTAGTCGACGTTACCTGCACGAACGAAGAAGTGAGGATTCATCTCATCGCCACCTACGGGAAAGCTCGTGGTATGACGCTGTTTAAGATGATGCACTGTTCTGTAGCAGAGATGTTGAAGCGTTACAAAGGCTTTGTTAAGGCTGAAACCTATCTGGGGAAAGATGACTATAACGCCAAAATGCGTATGATCTGGGGTTGCCCGGAGGTCATCATAGCTGTGTTTTCATGCCATTTCAAGAAACTAGCAAAGGCTTTAGCCGAGCAGTTTGGTCCGAGATGTAAGGCGTACTACACGTCTGGTGCTACACCAGAGCTGGTAGGAGACTATGTCACCGATATGTTTGACACATGCACCGAAGTGGTGTGTGAGGATTACAGCAATTGGGACGGGTCTTTACCCTCTGCGTTTGCCAGACTGGAGAAGTACTTCCTTGAAACAAAAGTCGTTGGGATGCCAGAAAAATTCCAGTTCTTACTGGATGACTGGGGTAACAACCGGATGATAGCATTTGAAGATGACGAGGTTCTGAAAGTGAACCTCCGTCACGGGAGGCGATCAGGTGACCTCTACACTAGTGCGTTTAACTCACTGGACAACATTTTGTTGTTCATGTGGAGATACCAGTACCAGTGGGAGGATGATTTCCGCTTCATAGTACAAGGCGACGATAACGTCGGCGGGCATACAAAGCCTATGCCAGATGACCATATAGATAAGGTCATCGGTCTTGGAATGAAAGTGGAGAGCATACCGGTTGCCAGCCCTCTTGATGTGCAATTTTGTTCACAGCGCGTGTGGGCGGTCGATGGAACCCTCATACTAGGCGCTAACCCGTTCAGAGCTTTAAGCAAGCTCGGCATCAACCATGGTTCCCATCCGCCGGAGCACTTTAAAGGGCTCCTTTACGGCACCGCGAAGAGTATGTATGGATCTTCCAGCTTTGTACCTATTATAGGTTCATTGTTTAGAGCCATCATCTCTAGCGCAGAGGACAACAATATCCAGGCCAGGTACTCAAAGGAAAATCCCTACAAAATACTGGGTGACAATGAGTACTACCCCGCCCTCGACACATACGTGCAGTTTTGCACGATATATGGCGTGTCGATGGAGGAAGTGATGGAGATTGAGGAGTGGATCGAGTGTAATATTACACTAGACTCATTCCCGTTCGTCTGGCAGTCCGAGTTCTTCAAGAATGGAGCACGGATTGATTGTCCGTACGAGGACGGAACCATGCCCCCTAAGATCGACATCGAGAGA